CGAAGACAGTCTGGACTTCCGCCACCGTCAGCAACAACCTGCTAGCCGACGCACGCGAAGGTGAGCCTGCACAGTGGGGCTTCTCGTACATGCTGGGCAAGCCGACCGCAATCACGGGCAACATCGTGCAAGGCGTGGCCCGCCCGTGGATGAGCAGCACCGACCAAGGCTTGCGCGTGCCAGTCGGCGAAGTGACGCGAGAAAACAACGACGTGAAAACCACCAGTAGCGGCATAGATTGGCAGCCCATCATCGCCACGCTTCTCTCCCGCAAGTCAGGCGAGTGGGGCGAGCGGTTTGAGACTGGCGGGGTGATTGATAGGAGCAAGCGTTGACCATCACGACCGACCAAGCACAACGCATCATCGCCGCAGCCTTGCACCTTCGCGACGCCGAAGCACGCTTCGCGCAAGGCACGGGCATGATGCACGAAATCATCACGGCCAAGAAAGAGTTGTTTGACGCGGTGGACGCGGCGAAAGGAACCTGATGTCAATTCTTGCAGGGACGCAATACGACGAGCAGATTCAGCGAGAGAAGGACGCAATCAACGCGGGCAAGGAACGCTATTGGCGCAACGTCAATGACGCAACGCGACGTGGTGACGGGTGCGACCTTCCGGTGTCTCGCGTGTTCACCGACGCATGGATGCCGACAGTCACCGCCGCATTCGATGCCCTGATTACCAAGTGTCGCAACGGCGAATTGTTCAAGGGTGCGACCTACTGCATCCCCATCTACTACAACGCCGACCCGTCCGAGTGTGCCACCATCTTCCTGCGAACGGCGTTCTCCATGCTGCTTCGCGGGGAGGTGAAGGCTAAGTCGGGGCGTCCTGCTATCCGCGTTGACCGCTTTATTGACACGCTTGGCAAGTCAATTGCGGCCCAGGTGCTACACAACCAGTTTGCGGATTCGTGGAAAGACGACGAGCTTGCCCTTCGTCGCAAGAAAGAACAGATGGGCGAGGAATGGGATTGGACCAGCGACGGCGACTTTGAGCATCTTCGCATCCTGATGACCAACCGCAAGATTGTGTGGCCCAAGCGCATCTTGCAGTGCGTCCGCAAGCTGGACCTCGCAGCCGATATGAACATTGTCCCCCGCACGTTCTTGTGTGTGGGCGGGGAGGCGATGCGTGCGTGTGTGCCGTTGCTCACGGTTGAGGACCAAGGCAAGGTGGTGCTTGCGTTCGTCGAATCACGCACCCGGCTTACGTCGTTCACTGGCAGGGCGTTCCGCGTACTCGAACTCACGCCAGAGGCGAGCCACATCGTTGACGAAACGCACGCTGCACGCGCGACACTTCGACCTATCTACGAGCCGATGATTATTCCGCCCTTCGCATGGGTGGACGCAATCACCGAAGGCTCGTCGATTGTGCAAGGTGGCTACATCAAGATTCGCACACCGCTGGTTGCCAAGCCGCACCCACTACAGAAGCGGATGATTCGCGATGCGGATATGACCCGCGTGTTCGCTGGCGTTGACGCTTGCGCATCGCAGCCGTGGAAGGTGAACAACAGAATCCTTGCGTTGCAACAGCAGATGCTCAAGGCTGGGATTGAGATTGGGGCGTTGCCGAGCTTGTACCCGCGCCCACGGCCCAGTCGCCCAGAGGCGGCAGACACCAACAAGAAGGTCCACCGTGCATGGAAGCGTGCTTGCGTGGAGCATGAGACCTGGCGCATCGGCCACCTTGGTCGCATCCAGCAACTTGCCAGCACCCATACGATGTGCGACCGCCTTGAGGGGCGAGACTTCTACCTGCCACACATGATGGACTTTCGCGGGCGAACCTTTCCCGTGCCAGCGATGCTGAACCACCACGGCGATGACGTGCGGCGTTCGCTGCTGCTCATGGCGAGCGACAAGCCGATGACCAACGACGGGCGGTATTCGCTCACGGTTCACATCGCGAATATGTACGGCGTTGACGATGTGCCGATTGAGGAGCGTGCGGACTGGACGAAGAACAACGTAAACAACATCGCCCGTGCCTGTAGCGACCCCGCCAAGGATGAATGGTGGCGTCAGGCAGCAGAGCCGTGGCAGTTCTTGGCCGCGTGCTACGGGCTGCTAGACGATAACGAAGGCCGGTTCATCCCCTGCCAGCGTGACGGGACGATGAACGGCTTGCAGCACTACGCGGCAATGGCGAGGGACGCGAGTGCGGCTGGTGCCGCCAACTTGCGCAAGAGCGACCGCAAGCACAAGGTTTACAAGGACGTGCTAGACCACACGTTGCGGGTACTGACAGCCGACTTCGCGGACAACGATGCGGTTCAGGCGGCGATGCCGTTCGTGGTCAAGGATGTGATAAAGCAGCCAGTGATGACCGAGATGTACGGCGTCACTCAGTACGGCGCACGCAAGCAGGTGTACGAGAACCTGCTGCGAGAGGGCTGCCCAAAGGACGTGGCAAAGAAGGTGCGTGGCATCATTGCTCACGTCATTGCCAACGCCGACATTCCCTACCTGCGTCCCGCCCGCGAGACAATGGCGTGGGCATCTGCTTGTGCGACGGCGATTGTGGACACCAAGCAGCCGATGACGTGGACCACGCCCATCGGCTTTCCTGTGTTGCAGCCGTACAACAAAGCCTTGAACAAGTGTTCAACCGTGGTTGGCGACTTCAATGTTGAGGACCGCACCCGCATCGTCCCTAAGCCCAAGCAGATTACGGCGGTTGCCCCCAACCTCATCCACTCGTTTGACGCTTGCCACTTCCTCATGGCTGCAACCGAAGCGGTATCACGGGGTCTGTCATTCGCTGGCGTCTTCGATTCGTATTGGTCGCAGCCCGCAGACTTCGCAGAGTCGGGCGAAGTGGTGCTTGACACGTTCGTGAAGTTCCATGAGGAACGCCCGCTTGAGTTTGTCCGCGAGCAATGGCACCGCACGTATGGAGAAATCATCCCTGAGTTGCCGCCCACTGGCGACTGGGATGTGTCGGAAGTTCGCGAGTCACAGTTCGCATTTTCCTAAGTTAGTATGTACTAGCATTGGTCCAACTTGCCCAGCGTATTCGCTTTTTTCAGTTTTCGGCCCATGCCGCCCCCCAAGAGTCACCTGATTCTGTGGGCTGGTTGGCAATTGACGGGGCCGATGAATCACGTCGCTGTTGGTGATGGAATGGACGTGCTAGAGGTCGTGCCTCTATACGACACAACTGTTATCGGACACCGCCAGTACCTTGAAAGCAAGCGTGGGCTGCGATACATCGCGGAGATACCAACGCCGCGCGAGGTTGATATTCAGGCCGGAAGCCGGTCGTGGTCGTGCGTTGCCGCTTCTGTGCGTGTGATGCGTGCGGCTGGGCTGGACGTGCCGAGGTGCCTGACGCCTCAATCTCTGGCCTTGTGGTGCATGACCTATGGAACAATCAGACCCGTCACTATTGACGACATGGAAGAACCTCAAGCCTGAGCTTCGCAAGCAGTTGCTTGACGAACTGGGCACGCTGGCGAGAGCCAAGAACCCACACCCGTCAGAGTTGTTAGACGAGGCTGGCAGAATCGCATACGCAATCGCCCACTCAAAGGCTGATCTGGTCAAGATTCTCACGCACAAAACCAATGGGTAGTTCAATCGCTGACTTGTTTGGAATGGGCAGTGCCCCAACCCCAGCAGCACCCGTTCAGCGTGACCCGTCACAACTAGACCCGGTTGAAGCCGCGCGTCGCGACCGTGAGTTGCGCCGCATCGCTGGCCTTCGTGGGCAATCGTCCTTGATTATGCCCGCCTCCCCATCCGGCCCTAGCACTACCGGCAGTGGCCTGTACGTGCCTCCCCCCATCCAATGACAATCAAACAGATGTTCACGCGGCTTGACGGCAAGCGGCAAGACTCTCTGCTTACTGCTCGCCAGTGTGCGGCGTTAACGCTACCTCGCGACCTTCCCCCAGAAGGCCAGGCCAAAGACGCCAAGATGCCGGAAAACTGGCAATCGCTGGGTGGCGACCTCGTAAACAACTGGACCGGCACCGTCGTTTCGTCGGTGTTCCCGTCAGTTATCCCGTTCGCCGCCTTGGAGCCAAGCCGCGAAGACGTGGCTGGGCTTGACGAACAATCGCGTGCCGCCATTGACAGTGACCTATTCATCATCCAGACCATCCTGCACTCCATGCTGGACGAGGCGATGTTGCGCCCGCGTGACAATCGCCGCCCGCAAGGTTTTCGCTCGCAGATGCAGGCCGCAATCCGCCAACTCGGTATCACGGGTGATACGGCTTTCAGGCTGGACGATGACGTTCGCGTGACCGTGTTCCGCCGCGATAACTACGTGGCGATGCGTGATTCCTACGGCGACCTTCTGTGTGCCGTCTTCCGCGAGAACATCGACATTGCTGAGGCACCACAAGCCGCAATCGACGAGTGGAAAAAGGCCAACGACAACGCTGACCCTGAGAAGGCTGATTATGACCGCCGCATGGTGGACATCTACACCAAGGTTGAGTGGTCGCAGTCGGCTGGCAAGTGGACTATCACGCAAGAAGTGCTTGGCGTGGAAGTTGCCAGCAAGCAGGAAGAAGTCTGCTCGTACTTCGTCATCCCCTACACCATCGTCCCTGGCGAAAGTTACGGGCGTGGTCCGGTTGAAGAAACACTTGCCGACCTCAACTCCTACAACGGCCTGAGCAAGTGCCAACTTGAACACGCTGGGCTGGCTGTCAACGTCAAGGTGTTCGTTGACGAAACGAGCATGATTCGCGACGAAGACTTGCTCAAGCCCGCTGGCGCGATTGTTCGCGGCGCACGGGTTCAGGGTGGTCAGTTGCAAGACGCTGCCGCGTGGGGGCCAGTAAGCCTCGCATCGGCTGACGTGATGAACCGGGTGTGGCAACAGACGGGCGAATCACTTGCCCGCAGGTTCCTGTATCTCCCCGGCCAGGTGCGAGACAGCGAACGCACAACCGCAGCCGAAGTGCAGAACGTCACACTCGCCCAAAACGAAGGCGCACGCGGGCTTGTCTACACGCCTTTGTCCGACATGCTGCAAATCCCCATCATGCAACGCCTGATGGTGATTGCCGAGAAGCGTGGCATTCTCAAGGCTGCCGTGCCTGACTGGATGAAGCAGCGAATCCGCATCAACCTGCTCACGGGTGCAGCAGCGGTTGCCCGTCAACAGAAGGTCCAGCAACTTGTGCAATACGCCACGATTGCCCGCGACCTGTCTGCCAACCCGCTTCCCGATGAAGTCAACCTCCCCGTGCTGCTGCAAACGCTGGCACGGCACCTCAATATCACCGACCCCATCGTGCGGACGACTCGGCAAGTTGCCGAGATTCAGCAAGCCCGCGCGCAGCAAGAGGCTCAGGCAGAGTTGGCGAAACAACTCGCGGCGGGTGCTGGTGGCCTGCTCGAAAACGCCGCTCTCACCAATCAGCAGTGACATATGGCAGAACCAAACAACGTCATTTCAGGCACAGAACCGAACACCCCGCCCGTTACACCGCCCGTTCCTGACCCGGCACCTAAGCCGGAAGACAAGCAGGAATCGCAGTTGCTTGCGGGCAAGTTCAAGACGCAAGATGACCTTATCAAGGGCTACAAGGCACTTGAAAGCAAACTCGGCCAGAAGCCTGACGCCGTGCCTGTCATTCCCGACCCGCCAAAGGTTGAGTTGCCGGAAGAAATCACGCTCGACAACTACGAAGACGTGTTGAAGAAGGCGGGGCTTTCGCCTGAGAGCGTGCTGGGTGAGTGGCAACGCGACAAGAAGTTGTCAACCGCCAGCCTGAACGCGCTGAATGGCATCGGCATCCCCAAGATTGCAGCGGGCGCGTTGGCAATCGGACTGTCGGCAGCCGCCGAAGCCCAGCAAGCCAAGGTTGCCGCCGTGGTCAACGAGTCGGCAACGACCGTGTTCGGCAACCGTGACCAGTACATCATCGCTGCACAAGCGGCATCAACGCTGCTCAACGACGATGAGCGTCGTGAGATGAACAAACTCATCACCAACCCGGCAACGTCCAAGATTGGGATGCAGACGCTCAAGGCAACTATCGCCATGCGTTCTGGCGGTGACACTGGCAACACCATCAAGCCGACTGGACAGCCTACGGGCGGGTCTACGGCGTTGCCAGAGTTGAAGTCTTCACGCGACGCAGCCGCAGTCATCGCACGCGCACGCGCAGGCGACCCCGAAGCAATCCGAATCACATCGTCGCGAGACTTCAACACAGCACTCGCGAACATGAGTCCGTTCACGAAAGGATAATTGATGTTCCGAGTCCCCGACAACTGTGCCGTTCTTCTTGAGAAGAACAAACTTGTGTATCGCGTCTTTGCCACTGGCGGTCAAACCGGGTGCGACCTGATTGATACTACGTCCGATTTGGTTGTGCTGACGGTCCTTGTGCCGGGCAGCGGTGGCGAGGCAGAACTTAACGCACTCAAGAAGGCGTGCGAAGACATCACCAAGATTGACCGTCCGCAAACGCAGGGCGAGAAGATTGCCAAGTTTGCAGCAGAAAAGAGCGAGGAAGTCGAAGGCTTGCGTAAGCAGGTTGAAGAACTCCAAGCCAAACTCGCGGAAGCGAAGCCCAAACAAACCAAATGACACACGGCCCCGAAGGGGGCTGTTTGTTTTTCGTGCAGGCATTAGACGGGCGTGTTGCTTGTCATGCCAGAAACACATTCAAGTTGGCCCACGACGCAGTGGCGGACACCTGCATTAGCAGCCCGCTCGCAGTGGACACCCAATGCGTGGTGTGAAGCACATCTCGTATTGGAGTTGTAGCAATGACTACCTCGAATCCTCAGGCATTTCTTACGCAGAGTGCTGCGTATGACCTTGTTCTGAAGACAAACTTTGACAACGGCGTCAAGGTTGGCTTCAACAGGATCAACTGGCTTACGCAACTTGGCTTGATGAAGGTCAAGAACACCAACGGCGGTCGCATCTTCCGCTTCCTTCGTCGTCACCTTGAAGACGCTTCGCAGGTGCGGGCGTTTGTTGACGGCACCACCATCAACGGCGTGCCGTTCGGTTTCTCCGAAGGCACCATTCAGTGCAACGACTTGATTGACGCTGTTGCCTACGAACTGGGCAAGAGCCAGATCAACCTCGCAGACTTTGACTTTATGACCGGCAAGGGCGAAGACCTTGGCTATGCCGTGTCACGTCAAATGCACCTGCGTGCGATGAACGAACTCATCCGCGCAGCCCGTACTGCCGCCAGCACCCGCACGGTTGACGGTCGCGCAATCACCTTCCACAACGGCGGCCAGCGCGTGACCCACACGGGCACGATGGTCACTCGCTACCCGGTTACCGATGTTGGCGCATTGGCTGTCCGTACCGACATGGAAAACCTCGCGCAGTTGTTCGACGAGGATGACATTCCCCGCGACGAAGGCGGCAACGTCGCACTGATTACGCCCTACATCCACCGTGTTCTGTTGCAGGACACCAAGATTTTCGACATTCAGTACGGCCAGAATGCGAACGACAACAACTACAACAACCGCATCGTCGGCAAGGTGGCAGGCTTCAACGTCATGGTTGTCTCTGACCTCCCCCGTGACAACTACATCGACAACGACGTGAGCCGCTACAGCCTCAACAGCAGCTCAACGTCGCCCGGCATCACCCCCGCCATCGTCGCTGTTCGCGGCGCGGGCGTCCGCGACCTCTACCCCATCGGTGCAGTTGTTGCTCAAGGCTTGAGCAGCATCGTCACGCCAATGGATGAGAAAACCAACGTCGTCACCATGAAGGCCGAAATGCACTACGGCATTGGTGTCATGCACCCCGAAGTTGCTGGTGTCATCGACTTCACCAACTAATCAAGAAAGGACACAGCAATGAGTACCCCCACATTTACGAGAGAACGCGGCAGCGACTTGCAGTTCATTGGCGTCGCAAACACGGCCAACAATACAAGCACTTCGTTCCTTGTCGCAGCCGAAGAAAATGGCGTGACGCATGAGCGTCAAACCCGCCTCGACTTCACGCTTGTTCAAATCAGCACGACCGACGCTGGCACCAACGGCGCGTACGGATCGTTGAAAATCTACACATTCCCCGCTGGCACTTACGGCGTTGTTCGTAACGTCGTGTTCAAGCTCAACGCAACCCCCGGCGCGGGCGGCATCACAGACACGGCCACGCTCAAGTACAGCATTGGTTCGGCTGCCGAAGCCGCCAACGACACGCTTGATAGCACACAAGCCAACATCTTTTCCAGCGCAAGTGCTACAGCGTTTGTTAGCGGGTTGGGTGGCGGTGGTGCTGGCGGCGGTGCAATGACAGGAGCAACCACCACGGCTGCTGCTGTTGACTCTCGTTCGGCTGCTGTTGACGCATACCTCAACATTGGCTTTGCCGCTGCCGACCACGGCGCAACGGCAGACACCGTGACGCTCAGCGGCTCCATCTACATCACTTGGGCCTTGATCGGCACCTAATTAGCCCTTTCCCCTCTACCACGCGCCGCACGAAAGTGCGTCGTTGTGGTTTTATGAGCCAGCAACTTGACGACTTCAAGGCCGAACTTGTCTCAATCATCAACGAGAACGTCGGCCATGTTCGCGTAGACATTCAGCAATGGGCGGCAAAGGTTGTTGCCGACGCTGCGAAGGTTGCTGCGATTGCGGACCCCACCGCACGCCTGCAAGCCAAGGAACACTTGCACGCGCAGTCGTTCTTGCTGCTTGAACTCAACCGCATCAGGCTTGCCAAGAGCAAAGAGAAGATGGTCAACGCCGCTGTCAAGGCTGGCGTGAACATGCTTGTCACGGCCCTTACTCGCGTGCCGGTGGTGGGCTAGTGTCGTCGCTCTCGACTGCTACAAGAAACGCAATCTCAGCGGCGGTGCTTGCTGCTACGCGGTCGTCGCGACTGTTCCACACCGTCAACCTTGGCACAACGCCAGTGCGTAGCGGCTCGTTCGTTCTCAACGCGAGCAACCACAATGTTGTTGTGCAAGCGGATGGTCCATACACGGGCAAGGGAACGCTTGCAGACGAAGCGCAGATGGACGCAATAAGCGTTACCACGTCGCAGGTCAACTCGCAACAGATCAAATGCAACTGGACATCACGAACCTTCGTCAAGGGCAACTTCCGATTCCTCTCTTTCTCGGTGTAACACATGGCAATAATCGAAACCGGCGCAGGCTCGACACAAGTTCAAGTGGAGACTGGCGCGGCT